AACAGAGGCGATTCCAACAGAGAACTTAGTTCAGGCAGTCGAAGACAGGATCAAGAGAGCTGTATCAAAGTTTATGCCCGGTCTAGAGCTTAACAGTGTCTCTATGATCACCAATAGATCTCCTGCAAAAGCTCTGGCATCTTTTAGCTTTGTAGTCGCGTACTCATACAGTCAAGCTGGAATTAGTAATAGAAAAATACAGATCAATCTTACGGTGGCAGGATGACAATAAGCAGCAATAGAAAAAAGCCGGTTTTGCAGAGAGATAGAGACTATCTTAACAGAGACTTTTCTTCGCTCCGTCAGGAGCTGGTAAGCTACGCATCTTTCTACTATTCAGACTACATAAAAGACTTCACGGAACCCTCTGTTGCATCGATGTTTGTCGATCTCGCAGCTTATGCGACAGATATCACGAACTTTTACTTAGACTATCAGTTTAAAGAGCTTAATCTAGAGACAGCCAAGGACTCTGCAAACATTCAGAGGCTGGTTAGACAGGCGGGATACAAGATACGTGGAGCGTCACCTGCCTTTTGCAACGTTGACTTCTACATTTCGATCCCATCCCAGGTGCTACCTGATGGAACCTATGAACCTAGAAGGACCTACCTGCCTGTCATAAAATCAGGAACTTCAGTTCAGTCGGACTCTGGTGTTGTTTTTGAACTATCCGAAGATCTTGATTTTTCAAAGTCAGGATCTGATGGTAAGCTAGTTACAGAGTACAGAGTTCTCGAGAGAAACCCCGATACGACGCCGAAGACTTTTGCTCTGAGATTGTCTGGAATTTGCACATCTGGAAGAACCTACAGTGAGAGCTTTAACGTTTCGGGGCGAACGCCTTTCTTGCGAGTTTCTCTTGCGCAGCCTAACACCATTGAGATCTTGTCTGTCGCTGATACGAATGGAAACACATACTACGAAGTTGAATCTCTAACTCACGACACAGTCTACACCAGAGATTCAAACCTGTTTGACGACAGCGATCAAGTAGAGGATTCTCTTGGAGTCGTTAGTGCTCCTTACAGATTTATCACAACTACTGACCTCAATGGGTCTCAAACTACGCTGACATTTGGCGCTGGAACAGCTCAGTCTTTAGACGCAGATGTAATTGCTGATCCTGCAGATTTCTCTCTTCCGCTTTTTGGAGACAGAAAAACTTTCTCATACACTGCAATCGATCCAAATGAGCTCTTAAGCACCAGGACGCTTGGCGTCGCTCCCGAGAATACAGTTCTTTTAGTAAGGTACAGGGCTGGTGGAGGACTTAATAACAACGTCCCATCTCAAACACTCAGGAATGTCTTGTCTTTGCAGACTCAGTTCTCTGCTGTTGTGCCTCCCACTATTGTTGCAGCTTCAAGAGCGAGTGTAACCTGTAACAACACCTCAGCTGCTTTCGGCGGAACAGATGCTCCAACCATCGATGAGATTCGTTCTCTAGCTATACTATACAGAAACTCTCAGTCGAGAATTGTAAGCAAGGAAGATCTCATTGCTAGGATCTACAGCATGCCAACAAATTTTGGAAGGATATTCAGAGTTGGCATATCTACAAACCCTGTCAATCCGCTGTCTTCTATCGTCTATCTAGTTTCAAGAGACAGTCAAGGAAAGCTCTCCACTACTCCTGACACGACAAAGAGAAATATTGCAAAATACATCAATGAATTTAGAGTGATAAGTGATGCATTTGACATACTGGATGCACCGATCATCAACTTTAACATTCAATACTCAGTCTCTGTGTCTAGAGATTACGACAAAGCGCTGGTTGTTTCTAACATAAACTCAAGGCTTACAAGCTTCTTTGAAATAACAAACTTCTACATTAATCAGCCAATTGTTATTGCAGACATTCAAAACATAATACTTGCAGAACCGGGAGTTCTAGGGCTTGGATCTCTGGCGTTCAACAACCTTTCGGGATTAGTCAACGGTCTTAGATACTCAAGCTTTGTCTTTGATATTGATTCTGGAACTCGGAAGGGAGTCATCGTTCCTCCGAAGGGAGGAATTTTTGAGATTAAGTTTCCTGGAACGGATATCGTTGGGAGTGCATTCTAATGTACAAGATTATTAACGCTTCTAAAGATGCCTACATCACCAACAAGATTGTTTCAAGCCTTCTTAGGGCTAAAGATTCCAATACAGGTGGTGCTTCTTCAATAGACCTGTTCAAGCTGTATGATGAAAACACAATCGCAGGAGAGAGCACTCCGATTGAGATCAGTCGGGCTTTACTCTACTTTGATCTTGCATCTCTTCGAGATCTAACAGCGTCTTACGTTGATATTTCTTCTCCGTCTTTTAGTGCAAACATCGTTCTACACGACATCTACGGCGGTCAAACATGCCCAACCAATTTCAAGCTTGCAGTCTTTCCTCTTTCTAAGTCATTTGACGAAGGAATAGGAAGAGATGTAGTAGAGCTTAGAGATGTTGATGTTTGCAACTTTTTAACTGCATCTGTCTCATCAAGGACACCAGTTACTTGGTCTCAAGAGGGTGCTGGAGCTGTTGGTGCTCTTGGTAGCAGCACCATAGACGTCATTGATAGAGGAAACCTGAATGACGGACTCGGATTAAGGTTCCTATTCTCAGAGCAGACATTTTCAAAGGGAACAGAAGATCTAAACGTTGACATTACTGATGTTATATCAGGGACTCTCGCAGGTCTAATTCCTGACTGCGGATTTTTAATTGCTTATAGCGGTACGCTTGAGACAGACAATCAGACGCGCTTTGTTAAGAGATTTGCCTCTAGAAACACTACAGCTGTAGATAAGCGGCCTAAGCTTGTAATCAAGTACGATGATTCAGTTATTGACTACACAAGAGACTTCGTCTTCAACGTCTCCGGCAGCATATTCCTGACAAACTACGAAAGAGGAACACCTGCTAACATAGTTTCTGGGTCTTCTGGAACAAGGATATCAGGTTTAAACTGTGGAAAGCTAAGAATCATCTCAGGAAGCTACTCTCAGACAGTTAACTTTTCTCAGCATAGAAAGGGATCAGATTTCTTCAGCACAGGTCTATACAGCGCTTCTTTTGCAATATCATCTTTCAATGCACCTCTTTTCACCTACTTGAAGAATTCATCTTCAGCATCTTTTGATGTCATATGGTCCTCTAATGATCTCACAGTTGGGTACCTAACGGGTTCTCTCACAGTCTACAAATCTGAGACTGCTCTGGCAGACCTCGATCCTAAGAGAATATTCACAAACATTACCAACATGAACTCGACCTACCTCGCATCAGAGACTATAAGGTTCAGGGTGTTCATTGAAGATCTTGCAAAGCCAATCAAGGCACAAAAGCTACCACTTGAAAATAAAGGAATATTCATCGAGAAGGTCTACTTTAGAGTTAGAGATCTTGAATCTTCAAAAGTTATAATACCCTTTGATGTTAATTCAACTAGAGTTTCAATGGATGCAACGTCAGGATTCTTTGATGTAGATATGAGCTCTCTACCCGTAGGGAGAAATTACACATTTGACTTCCAGATACTTAAGAATGGATCGACGCAGACAATTACCAACGTTGCTGCATCGTTTAGGGTGGTAGATTGAGATCAAACAACGGTCGACCTGCAACTATAACAGATATCGAGAGAAACCTTAGATCTCGATATCCTGTAAAGTCACTTAGCAACTCTCAGCTAGGTTCGAACAACATTGCTTCGACTTCGTCTTTTAGATACGACCCGCTCGGAACCGGGCTTAGATCGACTCAAGAAGTTCCACTTGATTGGTCTAAGTTTGAGAATCATACTTTCTTTCACAGTGCAAAAGCAAAAGTAGATGAAGCCTTCTACAAGATCATCAACGAATATCCCTTTGATGGAAGTCAGAGAGAAATCGAGTCTTTTGAGGACTCTCTAACAGGCTTTGAAAACTACGTTATGGGAAGATTCCCTTACAACAAAGGGTATCTTTTATTTTCCGGTTCTGCTGGCGTGGGAGGAAACTACATTGCAGTTGAAAATAGAGCAGGATTTCTATTTGAGAACTCTAGAGATGATAGTGCAAATCCGGTTCTTGATCCTCCTGAGAGCTCTTTTACCCTGCAGACTCACCTTTTTATACCAAATGAGTCGAATGATAACGAAATAGTCTGTCAAAGACAGGGATCCGGTTGTGGTTATACGCTTTTTGTATCAAGAAGCACATCATCTTCTGCTGAGGTTCACTTTTTAGTCACTTCCGGATCGAAATCTCTCCACATTAGTGGCTCTACTCCAAAGAACGGCTTTGTCCATGTAGCAGCAGCTCTTAGCTCTAGCAATACTGAAGCTTTTGCTTCTCTTTTCTTCAACGGAGTTAGAGTAGCTAATCAACAGAGACTAACTGATTTTCAGCCGATAGTTCTTGGGTCTGCACAGCTGTTGATCGGATCAGGAACTCAGCACGCATCTTCGGGCTTTGCTTTCACCCCAAAGACGACTCTGAGTGGATGCCTTGACGATCTTAGGTTCTACACCCGTGCAAGAACTGGAGAAGAGATCATTGAAGACTATCTTTCTCTGCCAGATTTTGATCCAAGACTTTCTCTGCACTTTAAGTTCAATGAACCGACAGGATCTTTTGCAGGAAACAACATAGTCCTAGACTTCTCTGGAAAGTCTCTGCACTCAGAAATTGTCAATTACACGACTGCATCGCGAGGTCTTTCGTCTCCTTTAAATCCGATGCTGGAAGAAGAGATCGATGACTGCATTGTTCTGTTCTCCAACTACCCAGACATCCAGAATCTTCACCAGTCTTTTCTTGACGATGCAGAATCTTACGACGATGAGAATCCAAATCTTATCACGAGATTAATTCCGCCTCAGTATTTGTCTCTCGGTGCTCAATCAGAGGGTCTTAATACAGATCTACAGAATGTAGGACAGTCTCTAAACCTTGAAGAGCTTAGAGGTGGACTGAGTCAGCAGCAACCTCAGGTAATTCTCGGTCTTTTGTTTGTCTATGCCAAGCTTTTTGATGAGATAAAGATATTTGTTGATCACGTTTCTAACTTAATGAACTTTGATTACACATCTTCTGAGCATATTGCAGATAAAATGATTCCTTTTATCGCAAAAGCGATGAAGATCGATTTGCCAGATCTCTTTAGTACACCTTCAGTCAAGAGACTAGTGAAAGGAGTTGCAATATCAGATGACTATGTTCAGTCTGGTCTTTCGCTAAAGAAGCTTAGAGCTCAAATCTGGAGAAGAATACTAAGCGAGCATCAAGGAATGCTCATGAGCAAAGGAACACATAGGTCTATTAGGTCTGCCTTTGCTGCCATGGGAATAGACCCCGATTCTTTCTTTCATATTCGAGAGTTTGGAGCCAATAAAGGGCGGACAATAGTAGATCTTCGTCACAGAAGAAATAAAGTGTCTTACTTTGCGGATTTTTCTGGTAGCATTAATGCATCTCCGACTCCTGTTAATTCACTTGGTTTTTCTTCAAATATCCCACGCGCTATAAGCGGATTTCTATCTGGCAGCAGAGTTGAACCCGGTTCTCCGACTATCCAAGGATCTTTTGTTAGTGTTGGAAATGAGAGGCTAAGCAACAACAGGTCTGACGGTCTGTGGACTTCAGGCTCTTTCACAGTTGAATCGAGAGTTAGATTTTTACCATCAACAAGTCACTCGACCACACAGAGCATAATCCGTCTATGCACAACTGGATCAAGTGTTCCTGCATCTACACATGCAGTGACATTTAACTTAATGGCTTTTGGCGGATCCAGTCCGTACTTCGAGCTAAGCGCCCGTCCCATTCAGTCGGTCTCATCAGCTGCAACTAGAGTCAGGATCGAAGCAGATCCATTTGATGGCGGGATCTGGAACCTTTCATTTGGAAAGGCTGCCGGAGAGACCCTAGGAACAGAGCTCGACGAAGTGTTTCTTAGAGTCTCTAGGCAGGTCGGCGGTCTACTAACATTCTCTAGCGCGTCTAGTGTGACATTTGTCCCTAGCGATCTCGATGTCCTAAAGAACTATAGCGCTGGATACAACTCATCTGGATCTTTCTTGGTCATAGGATCTCAAAGCCTGGGGTCTAGCAACCTTTTCTTGAATGGCGACTCAGTCGGGTCTTATTCGAAATTCACAGGTCAGATCTCCAGTATCAGATTTTGGTCAAGCTATCTAGATCTAAATGAGTGGATTGATCACTCTAAAGACTTTGAGTCGCTTGGTGTTAGAGATCCAAGAAAAAACTTCAACTTTGAAAAAAATCTAAGTGGATCCTTCGAAAAGCTTAGACTTGACACGTCGTTCTCTCAAGCATCAATAACAGCTTCAATCGATGGAAATTTCACAGGATTTGATTTCTCTCAGAGCGCAAAGAGCTTCTCAATGTCAGGATTTGAAGCAAACGAGAGAGTTATCTTCACAGCCGGAGAGACAGTAATGTCTCCTTCTCCCTACTTTGATCTTCTAGAAAACGATCAAAAGACTAGAGTTCGGTCTTTGTCAAATCCCCAGCCTGACGAAGTTCTTGCACTTTCTTCTCCGGTATATCAGCTCCCTGAGAACGAAGAAGTTCTAGATGACAATAGGCTCTCAATAGAGTACTCATATTCAGCAAATCTGAATAGAGACATCATGAAGGCAGCGTCAAATCTTGACTTCTTTGATGATGCTTTAGGAAAGCCTAATTCTTATTTTGATAACACCTACTCAGACTTGGATGATTTCTCTAGAGTCTACTTTAACAGGCTTACATCAGATATTGATCTTGATAGATTCTCTCGTCTGTATAGATGGCTTGACGGATCTCTCGAAGTCCTGGTCGGTCAACTTGTTCCTGCAAAGACTTACTTCTACGGAATAAATCAGGTCATAGAGCCGCATGCACTTGAAAGAAGTAGGCACAGATTCTTTTTCGACGACATGTACTTAAACGAGAAAGACAGATTTACCTCAAGCAATCTTGTATTGTCATCTCTTTTTGCGAGGCTTAGAGGATTTTGAAAACCTACAAAGACAGAGTCAACAACACTGGTCCTGTAAAGACAGGCAATAATAGATCAGATAGACCTGATCTACTGCAAGGTATTGACGTTAAATCAAGTCAAACTGTTTTTTCTAGAGCCGGCGGTCTTTTGAGCCTGTCGAACAGAGAATCCTCTGAGCCCTTTTCTAACGAGATTGGAGTTTATTCATTTGACTCACACTTGAATGCAGCAAGCTTTGAGACTTACCACGACGTTGTGAAACCTCAGTCAGCTCACGATCTTCTTGACACGTACTCTGCAGCCTATGCTACTGATTCTAGGCTTCCAAATAGTGAACCAATCGAGCCGCTTGATACGGTCTCTCTTTTTTATCGAGGTCTAAAGGCGCGGGGTATCAATGGAAGTGCTTTTTTTAAGTGGTCTCGATTTGAAGGTGTCCGAGTTGAAACTGTGTCCAAACTCTCAAAAAACCCAGCTCAAGTCCTTGATAGCTCTAATTTCTTTGGAAATGTGAAATACGACGGATACATCAAAGAGTCTGTTAATTTTGAATTATTTGATGATTGCATGACGTATGATACGGACGGAATCTTACAAAAAAGTGACAAGAGATCGAATGCAAGAGTTGAGGTTGTCGGAGGAACAGGTGGATCTGATAGAGCAGAAGCAGGTCAATTCACTCTCTTCTACGGAGGTCTCTACAGATGAAATCATTTAAGTCGCAGCCTGCTAGGGCTCTTTTAAGAGACAATGAAGCTTACGACGGCGTTGCAGGACGCATTGTAGGAACTGGTTACTCTACAAGAACTAAACCCCAAACGTTGATCTTTGATGACACTCAGACAGACTCTGGCGTAGCACAGACAAGGTCTTTTCCAACTCTGCAGATTACTGCATCTTCATCTCCAGGTATTTTGGCTAACATCGCGGTAGATCCTGGATCCATCTACTTGCCAGTACAAAGAATCTCTTCCCCGCAGGTATACAAAGATTCGGCAGGAACAAGAAAGGCTCCGTTTTCGAAGAACGAAGTAATTCTAGGATTCTCTACAAGCTCGTGGACAAAGACGCAGATCGAAATAGACATCACGCCAAAGAGGACCAAGGATCTGTTTAGGCTTGATTCAAGCAATGCTCCTTCTGTGGGTCTTTCTTCTACTGGATTTTGCTATTTTAATTTCTCAAACAAAGTCTGGGAAGACATAGGGTACTACGATACAGCAACCAGAGCTACGGGAAGAGATAGTACGATTATCTTCATTGATCCTGCGATAACCACTCAGCCTATCGTTGACAGGGATGTTCAAGGCGCGGCTGATAGAGTTTGCATGCAGTTTGCACTATCACCAAGCGTAGCGTACTCAGCCTCTCTTGACCTCGAGGGAGCAAAGGCGATTGGATATCGACATATTGGTCTTCCGACAGCCATGTTCTCGGCTCCTGCTGCTCCAAGGTATCACGCTACAGCGTCTCAGTGCCTGAGACTCTCTGACTATATTGAGGAGCCTTTTCTACTTGAAAAGATCATCCTAAGAACCCAGGCTGCACCAGAAAGGTTGCAGAATTACTCAGGAGCAGTACCTGTCGGCGGAGCAGCGTGGGGGTTCTACAGAGATATTGACAACTACAACTTTTTCGTCTACCACCAGAGAAGATTCAGCACAAAGAAAGATACAGTGCAGGACGTTAGCTCGTCAATTAGGTCAATAGTGACCAATGCTTCTCTTTGCTTCTTTAATGCTCCGAGTCTGTCAACTGTAGGCTATGAAGTTCTTCACAATCCAGAGTTTAAGGCTGACTTTAACATGGGAAATGCTGTCCTAGGAGTCGGAGTTAAGAACTCTGATATTGACATCTCTATGCCAGTTAAAAACTATCCGAGGTATTTTGGAGGCGTATCTAACGTCGGGCTTATTAATCAGGCAGGAGAAAGAGCTTCTGGATTTTTCCAGAACTACTGGCCAGGCGGAAGGACTATCTTAGATACAAGAGTCTCGTCTTCAAACTACACAGGAGTTGACAGATTTAGATACTATTTCAACGGATACTATCCGATATCACAGAGATCAGACATTGATTTTCCGATAGATTCCACTGATAGATCTTACCTGACAAGGACTCCTAATTGCGATTCAACAGGCAGATCTTCTGCAAAGGTTGACTTTCTTGTTATGCCGGCATCTCCTGCAGGTCCCTTCTTGACCTCTGTTCAGCAGTTTTCATATGCTGCAGATCCTGAAACTTCTTATTCTCCATACCTTCTATTTCCTGAAGATGAGCTTGTATTTGGATTTGACGTTGGCGTTCCATTTAATCGCAGGTACGTAACTTCGACAGCAAACTTCGATGGTCTTGATTATGCCAACGGCCTGGGAATTACAGGAAGTCACCTTGTTCTATCAGCATCGTCAGATGCAAAAGTTATTCTCGTAGGGTCTCTGCTTAGAGATAGCAGGCAGAAGCTCCCTAAGTCTTTAACTTTCTCCAGCGGTCCAGTCTCGAGCGTCTTCGAAGATACGAGTAGAGACCACGATGAGTTCGATATTGAGCCTGCAGAGATTCTAAGCGGCTCTATCTTCACAGCAGTCATGTCAGGAAGAATGACCACTACAACCAATAGGTCTATTTCTGCAACTGTCGGTGTTACACCAGGTAGAAAGATGCTGTGTAGATCTCAGATTCTTCTGAGCCAGGATCTTGTCTACTTTGATTCTTTAAGAATACCACCTAGCAGCTATAGAAGCTACTTTAGGAGAGATAGATTTGGTCAGCTAAGAGACAGGCTTGAACAGGGACTTGATTCCAAGTTCTACGCTCGTCCCGGAACAGGGGGAGGGTCTGGAGTTCTTAATCCTGTCTTTATAAGCTCTTCTGCAGACTACTTGCACTATGTCACAAGCTCTGTTGCTTATCTAGATGCAATTCCCACCAGCCGAGCTACAAGTTTTTCAAGATTTACCATAGATCCTGACTTCTCGCCTTTCTCAAGATTCTTTGGACCCTAGTATTGGCGATAAGTAGATATGCATGTCAGGAATACTCAATCCGCGTAGCAGGATAGTCGACTTTGTATTGACCAGCGAGGGAAGGAAAGACCTCGCTGCAGGGCGTCTTGACATTTCTTTTGCGACATTTAGTGACAAGGGTACCTACTATTCATCTGGGTCAGACGGAATATCTGTCCCGATGTCTCCGGCGCTCACCTTTGAGTCTTACTCTTCTGATGGCGACGTAATAACCCTTGAGAAGAACCTTGATGGTTCTCTTGGGAGGCTTTTAACCGCTGCCGGTGCTTATGCAGCCGCTGTCGTAGTCATCACAGGATCGTCCTCTCAGGCCAGGACTGATGTGTTCGATGGCGTTTCTCTCAGGACAGGAGAGCTCCTTGATGGCCTGTCTCTGCTTCGAAGTGACACAACATTTCAGAGCTTTGATTCAAGTATTCTTCAAAGCACAGACACAGTTCCAATATCTCAGATTGACTATCTCTACGGTGAGACAGCTTCGATTGACGATGTTGCCTACGTTTTTGCAGACAATAGATTCAAAAACTTTGATAGCTTTAAGTTTCTACCACCTGTAGTGGAGACACCAAGTGCTACAGAAGACGTCTTTGATTTCTCAGGAATTCCGGAGCTCTTCAGCTTTACTGCATTTGATCCGCAGACTATACTTTCTTATAGAAGCTTTGATTTTTATCCCCAGAGACAAGGTACAAAGCTGTCTGTTGCAGCACAGTTTTTTGAGTTCAACGAAGACGTTGAAGGCAAAAGCCAGTGGAGCAAGCTCGATATGTTCTATTACGGATCTGTCACGCTCGGTGACAACACTAATGCTCATGTTTTCTTCCTTGGAAAGAGAATACTAAGAGATTCTGCTTTCTCTTTTGTAACCCTATTCACAATGCTGGTGAGATATTGATACAGGTCATACAGAGAGAACAGATCTTTGATCTGAATCAAAGCAAGGTCACTCTAATAAGAGATGAGAATTCAAGCTTTTTATCCTTCAGCTTGTTTCCTCTGGAAGGAAAGGAAAAACAGGTTGTCGGACTAAGCACGATTGAAGTCGTTGCAACTCAGTCGCCTGAGAGGCCTGTTTCAGCGTCTAGAGCTACCATAGACGTGAGGTCGACTTCACCGGTTAGCACACAGATATCAGCTAGAAAATCTCAAACAAACCTGGTAGGAACTGCAGAATCTCTAGGATCAATCGTAGTCCAGAGGCCTCGACTTTCCAACAAGAGATTTGCAATCAACAAGCCTGGCAGCACGATCCTTCTGTATCAGACAAACGCAGGAAACGATTTTTCTGACATACTGTCTCAGTCTTCTCTTCTAGCATTTGATTCAAGATCAGGAATGGATGGTTCTCAAGCCGCGGGCACCATTGAGAGGTCACTTATTACCAAAAAGTGCATTCCAATAAAGATAGAACTTAGAGATTTCACTCTAGACCAGCAGCAGCTGTTCATTACAGTCAAAGCTAGAGTACAAGGGAGAGTGGTATCGAACCAGCAATTGACAGTTACAGATCTTGAAGTTCTTGACCAAGAGCAGCTTGACTACAAGATAAACTGCCTGGGATACACGCGTATCGACGCAGGAAATTTGCAGTTCACTGCTTATCTTAATAGATCACTTCCATCATCTTCGGTGGTTTTTACTTCCAGGACATGGAGTAACTCAGTATCAAAATCAAATCTTTCAAGGAAGTTACAAAGAGTCGATCAGACAACAAAAACTGCAACATTCTCAGTTCTTTGCACTCAAAATGAGTACGCTGAGGTCATCGCTCAGGCGTTTGATGGAAAAAATCGACCTTGCGGTTATCCGACTAGGACGCTGATAAGATCAAGAAATCCAAGATCAGACATTCAGAGCATTGTTCTAAAGAGCTTAGACTCTGACGGGCTGACTGCTAGAGTACAGGGAATACCTGTAGGAACCGGTTCGATTAGAGTTTCTCGGAAAAATATTTCAAATCTTTCTCTTCCCATAGAAGAGGTTGGAGTCTTTTCTGTAGCTGACGGATCTGTCGATTTTAAAGACGATAAAATTGTAGAGTCGAACTATCCAAATACAAGAACTTCTTTTGAGTATGAAGTGCTACTAATAACGAACGGAACTCAGAAAAAGTCTGACCAGGTTCTTAGAGTCGACTACGGGCTAATTGATAACTCATACAGCTTCCAGACAGTCTTTAACGAGTCATCGGGTGCTTTGTCAGTTCAGGTTAGTCCTGAGAAGCCTGCGGAGATTCTTGATGGACTTTCAAGGTCTCTCGCAGAGAAGTCTTTAACAGATGCTTTTGCAGATCAAATAAAAGAGATAAGGTCGCAGACAGCTGAAGTATTCTTATACGATGCCTACCTTGTCAACCTGGAAACATCCGAGAGAACATATTTAGGAGAGTTTTCAGAGAATAGATTTTCTCTACCGCTTTCTACCAATTCAGTGTACTACATCTATCCAAAGACAGCAACACCTAGAAATCAGATTAGTGCAATAAAGCGCCTAATTGAGCAACCGCAGCTTGTGTCAAGAAGTAGAGCCTCCAGAGTGAGCCCAAGAAATCTTGCTGCGAGTCTCGACTCTCAGGTTATCACTGAGGACGGGATAAAGCCTAAGCTCTTTAATCCAAGCGGTCTTATTGACGGAACTTTGTCAACGCAGTATGCATCTCTAACTTCTTATCCTACAGGACAAGTGATTACATACCAGTCGTCATCTCCTCGAGAAGCCCTCCGAGCTGGAAACTTTACGTGTAGAAGAATACACAAAGAAAGAAACCTGATACAGTGGTCTTCACCGGCTGCCTCTGATGTATCTCACTTTCTACTAAAAGCTTCGACCGGAGAAGCTGCTCGAGCCACTTTTTTACTGTGCATTTTGCAAAAGACTCAATCTTCTAGGTACATCTTCATAGATGAAGTTCTAGGAAAGTCTCCTGGGTTTATTAAGTACTATTTGACACCTGTCAACTCTAGGGGAATTGAGCAGACTACAATAACAGTAGATCTGCAGCCGGGAGAGGTGGAAATTGGCTAGATTTGGAAGACCAGACGCTGCTGTTGTGACGCGGCCGAGCACAAGCTTCTCTTCTGCAGCATTTACAGACGATGTAGATCCTCCAACCCGATCAACTTTCTCGTCTGTTGCCACAGAGAGCCGCCCTACAATCGTAGATTCTTTAACAGACTCGTCTGTGGTTCTAATTCCTGAGTCTGGGTACGACGATTTTATATCAGAGAAGAAGCTTTCTAGCAACAGACCGCATGTCATAGCTGTTTATAATCCAAGAATTGATCCTACAAACGGATTTAAAGACCCGACATTTCAACTTTCTGAAGTCCAATATCTTCTGGATTCCGATACTGTTTCAGCAGCTGTCCAGGTCATCTCGTCTTCAATTCCTGCACAGCAGCTTGCTGAACTAACAGTTGATAATATCGCTCTTGCAGTTGAAGCCAAAAGAGCAATAGACGCTTTGCGGTCTGTCTATCTTGGAAAGAGGCAGTTCTCTAGAAATCTTTCCGGATTTGACTCTTCAGCAATCTCAGCTAGATCTTCAAGATTTATAAACTCCATTTCTTCTGATATCGGCATTGGTGGCTGGACTGCAAAAATTAGTAGAGCGCCCTTTTTCAATGAGAGAACAATTGATAGCTTTTTAGGCGTCTATCCAACTGATCTTTCAAAATTTTCAAGCAAGACGATGGCATCAAAGATCTTGAATCTTGCTCTAATGTCGACTGATCTTGCTTTCTTTAGTAGAGATGTTGTAAAGACTTTCAAAGAAGATCCCTCTCTAGGCGAACGCCTAGGCAGTGCACTATACACCCGAGGCATTTCTTTTCCTGAAGAGATATCAGAGAATCCCGATTACATCTCATCGCCTGACGATCTATCTCTTGAAGATGCTATCAGAGGCCTTGGAAGAGCTCTAGCAGGCGGTGTTCTAAAGTCAGAAGCAAATCCTGCTACAACTTACGTTGCAGATGCAGACAGATCTCTACCTTCGTCTTTTGAACCAGTTCTTGATAGCCTTTTCTTTACAGATGCAAACCTGAAGAGAGTTGAGACCTTTGCAAACTCTAGCTTTGCTGCAACGAGCCCTGATGGCTATGTTACCTTTGAAGATAGCGTTCTTCTAAAGTGCTTTACTAAGCAGCAGAAAGATTCACCTGGATTTTTAGAGGCATCCAGTCTTGCAAGCCAGGCTTCTCAAATCGTTCTTAGAAAGGCTGAGTCTCTAGTTGTTTCGTGTCGACCTTTTTCTTCTAATCTTCTTGATCCTCAAAAGCGGCTTATGAAATTTTTGGTTGCACTTCTAAGAGAGCTAGGATCAATTCTTGACATACTAAAGGAAATAGACACTGCGGCAGAGATCCAAGACGTTGAGTCTGTAGGTTCTCCAGGTTTTTCTAGCAGGTCTGGCGTCCCTAGAAATGCGCTGAGAGATCTTGCTGTGATAGCTCAGTCTTGCACACAGTACGGTACTTCTGTTTTTGAAGTTTCTTTCATTGAAGGTGTTCAAGCTTCTTACACAACTAACGTCCAGATTGGAACTATTCCAGATCCAGGTGCTGCGTTCCTCTATAGACATACTCGAATTGATGACTCAGAAGGTCAAGACTGGCTTGAAGCTAGACTGTATGACTCTGAAAATACAGAGATCCATCCGATTTTTGCAATGATCGATGCACAGATTACAAGTGTCCTCGGCTTTACTCAGGAAATTCAAGTGAGAGCTGCAAGGTCTGTTGCTGTGCAGTTTCTCTCAAGATCTCTTAGATCTGTATTTTTTGATTTTGAAACAAATGAAGCTGGCGGTACTTATTTTACCTTTTCCAGGACTGATCTTGCTGCCATTCCTTTTGCGATAGATTCTATACTTTCTGGTGGTCTTGGCTTTCCAAGCAGGCCCGGTCTTTCGTCAGAAGAGATAGCCAGGATCAACAATATACGCATAAGCATTATTGACGATGCTTTGTCACCGATCAGAGCGATAACAGATCAAGTTGTTGCTTCTCTTGAGTTTGTAGACATGGTTGAGTCATACGCGTCCTCTCTTGCTTCATGCGACAACCTTTCCAGAAATCTTAGATCTGCATCTAGCACGCTCTCGTCAGTAACTAGAATTAAGGGAATTACTACTCCGCTTGCTCTTACTAGAGATAGCTTAATAGCATCAAGTCTTTACTTCTTTACAAGGAGTGCAACTTCTGGGATTACTGGATATAGCACTCAAGAAGTTCTTAGTGAGAACGAGTACAAAACAATACTTTCTAGACTTCTGAAGATTTCACAAGAATCTACCAGCGAGGACGATCTGTCCTACTTTGTTGTAGGCTTTCCATTTGGACTCCTTGAAAGATGTAGAAATGAATCACCGTCAGATACTGATCTCTTTTTAGTTAACTTTAAGTTTGAAATAGACGGGATAGAGTCAACAGTCACGAAGACTTTTAGTCCAAATATTCGAAAAACTGAACTTTCTCCGGGTCAAGCAGCAGATCCAATCGAGCAAATAGACACAGACAAGGTAAAGACGCTTTCCTACATAGACGGAGTCCAAGACATTGTTAGAACGAGAAGCGGAGAAGCTTTCTTTTCCATCCAGGACACGTCTTACTTAGAGGCTTTCCGGATCGCTCTCACCAGCGGATGCTTGATTGACTTTATGTGGAATCTTCTAGGAATCGATCTATCAGAGACTGCTGTAAGAGATAGCGCAACATACGCTCCCTCCTCGAGGATTACTGACATTAAGAACGATCAGTCCAGATTTTTTGCACGTAGAATACAAGACCTGAGCATCCCTAGCCAAGCTCGACTTGGCAGTGCCTTTCAGAGAACCACACTTTTCGGTCAATCAAGAGCTGTAGACGATATTTTTGGATTCAAGTATATGGACTGCGTCTATGCGTTTCCAGTTAGATCTTCAGAGATTCCAGGTGTTTCATCTGGCCAATTCGTCGGCAAGGTCTTTGTGTCTGTTGAACCTTCTATATTCGGCTCAGTAAGAACACTAAGAGGAAACTTCTGATGTCGAGATCTTTTGAAACTTTTATGATTCCTTACTTGAAGTTCACAGACTTCGACGCTAAGGCAGAATTTAAGTACAACTTCTATACGTCAGATGAAGTTATTAATGAAAATGCAAATACTCTGAATTCGAGCAATCTTTATGAGATCAGTCTATTCAGACGCCTCACTTCAGCAGGAGTGTTTCCTAGAGAAACTAGGCTAATCTCTTCTGCTCGAGGAGTCCCTGCAGCATCTTCCAGGATCGAGCTAGATCTTGCAAACACAAGTGTTCTCTATGAAGACTCAGCTGCTTCCTTTAGTACATGCGGACTTACAGTCTCTGATTCAGCAGTTAGCACAACAGCATATCAGCTATTAAGGCAAAATGCATCTCTCGGAGAGTCAATCACAGTGTCTCTCCCTGTGACACCAACTCTCTACAGAAGTGTTAGAAACTCTGAATTTAACGCTGGAATAAGCGTTTTTGATCTAAGGATTGATAGCACGTCTACCAAGGATCCGCTAGCTGATATTGCTGGACTTCCCGTTGACATTTCCTTGAGTAGACTGCTTGTGAGCGATCTTGTTTCGACAGCAAATAGAGATTACAGCAACATCTTTGCAGATGAGCTAGTGGCTCTTGCAGACAATGCCGCTGCAGTTCAATCATCAGCGCTTGCAACTGTCCAGCAGAGATCAATAATCTCACAAGAGATTGATTACATCATAGACGATCAGTACATAAATCACGGATATGATTTCGATCAGATTCTCCACGCAGGATTTATTGTGGAGAAGCAGAGAATATCAAAAGATTCTGAGACAGGAGAAGACCAGTCTGAGTTAATCTCTACGACCTTCTATGGAACCCCAGGAGTCCTGGCACAAGTTGACAGGCTTGTTGCGATGGGATTTTCTTACGTTTATAAGATTAGATCAGTCTATGGTGTTCCTGTTGAAGTAACTGAATCTAACGTTACTGAAGCTGGAATAGAGTTTATTAGAAACGTAAAGAAGACTGTCTTCGTAGCCTCTGAGGGGAAGGTTTATCGAGTCAATCCTGCAGACACAAAGCCGCCGCCACCTCCACCCGACGTTGTCATTGCACACCAGATTTACCCGAGATTTGGATTGATGACAAGCTGGAGGATGCCATCATCATCTCAATATGACGTTGTCGGCTTTTTAGTCTTTAGAAGAGACAATCTCTCACAGCCCTTCATGCAGATTGCGACAATTGATTTTGACAAGACTCAGTCAAGAACTACAACGCTTTCAAAAATCTACCCATGTAAGAACATTATCATATCAGAATTTCCGGTACTCTCTTTTGTAGATGAGACTGCAGCACCGGATAAAGACTACATTTATGCAATCTGTAGTGTTGATGCTCACGGAAATGTTTCAGGTTATTCAGTTCAAATAAAGTCTAGATACGTTAGAGCTTCAAACACAGTTATTTCAAGATCTGTGTCAAGATCTCTTGCGCCCCTTGCATTTCCAAACATCTTGATTGACGAAGACATTTTTACAGACTTGATCAAGCTCAAATCTATAAAGAGCATCTCAGTCGTTGCAAATCCCGATCTCAGGTACTTGGAAAATAACGGAGTTTCTTCTGAGATGCTCGCTGCTAACTCGCAGGGAAGGGACGTAACAAAGTACTATCGAATGAATCTGATAGACTTAAACGATCTATCTCAGAACAACTTCGATTTTAACATATCAGCTGCTTCGGCTACATTCATAGGTGTTGATGCATCAAACAAGAGCACAGAATCTATCAGAGATTTCATACAGTTTGAGCAGTAACTTGATGTCTAGCTTAGTTATGCCTAGGAGACAAAATGGGCTTTCTTAACGGAACTACCAACAACATCGTTGTCGACGCAGTCTTGACTGACGTAGGTAGACAACTTCTTGCACGCAACGATGGAAGTTTTCAGATCTCCAAGTTTTCTCTTGGAGACCCTGAGATTGATTACACACGCATTAAGACCCATGGGATCCCTGTTGGCACAGACAACATCTCTATCTTGACGCCTATTTTTGAAGCACTTACAAACGCTTCTCTTGCAAATACGAGTCGACTGATTTCGGCTGCTGATCCAAGCCTTGTGTACCTCCCAGTCTTCAACACGAGCACGTCTGCTGTAAGTCTTGCTGAGGGATCGTCTAGAGGCGGCGCTGTATCGTTCTCTCTTGAGTGGGCTGGGTCTACGACTTCCATTCCGATAGAGCTACAGGAGAGTACTTTTGAAGTTACCTGTAACAATCTGTTTGTCTCGATTCTTTCTAGCACTGGGACGGCTTTGACGCTAAGATACGTCACAGGAAATAAGTCAACTGCAATTTTGAGTGCATCAAGAACTGCGACAGGATCGACAGCGTCTTTTACGATTTCTTCTAAGTCGCTCTCTAGCACAACATTTGCTTCCTATAAATCATCAGATGGCAAGATTCACACTTTCGTAGATGTTGTAGGTCTCAACACTGGAATAAAGAGTCAGATCGAAGTCATCATAACGGAGACCTAAGATGTACAAAGAGATTTTACCGTCTGATATTCGGACAACAAGACAGGCTCTTAACCAGCTCATAGATGTCCCACAGAGCACTATAAGCTCGAGCGACAACAGACAGAATTACCTTAATTTCGTGTCGTCGTCGGTGAATGCTTACACTTCTTCGCTTTTTGTGACAGTCTTCGATCAGTCTCAGACTCTACAGACAGCTAATCCAGTATTTGATATGACTTTTGGTCTGTATCTAAGCGGAGCTGACGTTCAATCGGCAAAAACGGGTGATTCTGCTGATGGTCTCATGCTCTTTCCAACAAACCTTGCGATGGTTAGAGAGAAGATCAACATCTACAAGGAGATGTCATCCTATCTGCTGGGTAATCCTGATTCTTTCTTTACATCTCCCTACTCTGATCCTGGGACTCCCTACACAGCTCCGGCAGCAGGCTTTCACTCAACTTCTACCCGTAGAATCGACTACGCTCTCTTTATCGCATTTAAGCGCCTCTTTGCGAGAGACAGGATGAAGAGAGAGACTGTTGCCTTAAAGCTCTACACAACAGCAGCGCTTGACGGATCTCCAAACTCGACAACGATTGAAAAAGCAATCCTTAACGGATTTACCGGTTCAAATCTGTATAGGATTACAGGATCGGGATCCTTCGTAGCCAGCGACGTTGGATCTTCTACGACGCTGCTGCTTGCTCCTGACGGATGTGGCATAGGAAACGTCTTCTCTTCAGCGAACACCAGCTATTCAGTTGGAACTGTCTTCTATGATAAGGGCATCATGGTTCTTGACATGGAGAAGGTCTTCGCCAGGCAGCACGTTTCTGGTGCTATTAGAAGCAGCCTGACAAACGGCGGAGCGCACACTGATGTTCCAAACGGATATTATCCAGTTGGAGATATTGACTCAACCAACTTCCCGTTCGTCAACCGGTCAGCAACTTTCTTCCCAGATTTAATGCTCTCAGCTTCAATGCAGGACGTCCTAGATCACGTGTGCAGTGTTAGATTTAGCGGAAGCGATTCAACTGCGATAACCTTCCAGAACCAGACTGACGTCAACAGCACTCTTGTGTTCTGCAGAGCCGCAGCTGATGAATTCAACTACTCTTCTAATCCGACTTTTGTTGACGCTGATGGTCGCCTCGTCGTTATTGAAGAAGGGCAAGAGGGGATAGAGAGCTCTTTCGCGTTTGTTACTTCTATTGGACTCCACAATGACGCAGGACAGCTCCTTGCTGTTGCAAAGCTTAGCAGGCCCGTCAAGAAGGATCAAGAGACAGATTACACGTTTAGAGTTCGCCTAGACTTCTAGGAGTGAACTTGTGAGCATTGTAGAGATAAACTCTGCCAACTTTGAGACAAGCACGCTTGTTTTACGGCCGAGTGTCATTATTCTTTCCTCGTCGAGCGGAATTACAGGTTCTGCGCCTATTGTCGCTCGACCGAGCCCTATTGTCAAGGAAGTGTCTGGTTCAAACGACCTTCTAGATCCTGCGGCTGCGGGTGTAACTGCATACCTGAGTGCTGTAGCAGCTGCTCCAACACCTAGAAAGAATTCTGAGTCTCTGTCTTTCACAAGGATAGACCAGCCCGTAAGATACACTGCAAACTTCACAGCAAAGAGAATAATAACAGAAGTTCTATCAGACCTCTACAGGCCTATCAGGCAGAATCTTGACTTTGGATATTCGAACTACCTGTCTCTGTCCTTTAGAAAGAGTTCAAATCTTCCAACAAGCAGCGTACTAATATACCCAAATACAGGAAATACTTCTAATCGACAGTACACGCCTACTGGGAGCTTTACTATTGACTTCTTTGTAAAGCCGCCTGACAACATTGGAAGAGAGGAAAATTACAGCGCTGGGACTATTCTGCACATTTCTTCAACTCTGGCAATTTCTCTCGTCACTGGTTCGAGCTACGGAACTGACGGGAATGTTTCCAAGTTTGGAATATGCTTGCAGCTGTCAAGAAGCGCAGACGTTGCACCGAATCTTATCAACCTCAGCGTCGCTAATGGTTCTAGGTCTCATCCGCAAGATCTCATCTTCGTTTCTCCTTTCACGCTTGAAACAAAGAAGTGGACTAGAGTCACCGTTAGATGGGATCCTGTGTCTGACCAGAGATCAGGAAGTATCGGATATGATCTCAGAGAAGTGACGGGATTCCAGGTTAATTCAGCTTCTTTGGCCACAAATGCTCTGTCTGAGGCACTTTTTGTAGGAAACTTCTACGATGGTGTTCCTGGACCTGGCGCTTTTTTCAATCCGTCAGTTGCAGCAAACGAAGGCCTGACTCCTAATCTTTCTTACTCTTCAGATCCTTCGAGATTCTCGTTTAGATTTCCTTTCTACGGAGAGATCCACGATCTAAAGATATTCAAGCAGATCTTACCCTACAGGTCCTTGTTTGACTACAACGCTAAGGGCGACTTAACAGGTTCGGGTTGCTGCTTTTATCTCCCGCCTTTCTTTTCTTCTTACACTAGAAGTAGAAATACTCTAATATCTCCGTTTGATGAAGCTTCGTCAGACACAGATTCACCATTTAACGTTGCACTTTCTTACGATTACAACGGCTACTACATCAATCTTGAGAACCACGTACAGGAATTTGTCAACAGAGAGTTTCCTCGTCTCTACTCTTTAACAGGATCAGTCTATTCTGGTTTTGCGCTGGGTCAGACTGCAGATTCAATTCTCTACAGAAATCCAGAAGTTGCCAAGCGCAACCTGTTGATATCCAACTGTGACCAGAGCGGGTTTGTTAGAAACTACGGATTCATGCGAGAGAGTGACCAGGCAAGGTCCTACAACGATCGGGGCCTATTCCAAGACGGGTTTGTGTCCCTCCAGTCTCTGGTTACGGCAAGCTATAGAGACTCAATCCTGACAGGGTCTGCTAGAGTCGGTAGATACACAATAGCAGATAGATTTGCAGACGGATCTTCGAACCAGGTCACCATCTTCTCAATTAGCAACATGCTGTACGGAGACAGGATAAGACCAGGAACAGTTGTTCTAACTGATTTAAAGCCTACAGGATCAGACGGAACTTTTTCCAGCGTCCTAAGAGACAACCTAGCTGGAATGCTCTTCAGGTCAGACGTTGATGCTCCGGACCTTTCGAACTGTGTTGGAAACGTCTTCTACGAAGAAGGGCTTGTTTTTATCAAATCTCCTTACCTTTCAAAGTTTGGGAAAGACGGCGTCAAGATTCAGCTCGAAGGAGAGAGACAGTCAAATGTCTTGGTGATAAACGTTCCTTGCAAGGCCGAGGAGTTCAATGTATCTCCAAATCCGACGTACATTTCTTGTGCACCTACAGACGCTCCGTATGACGAAGGTGAATCTTTTGTGTATATTACAACCATGAACTTACACGATTCTAACTTCAACATAGTAGGAAGGGCCACCTACTCACAGCCCGTCATCAAGCGCTCAGGTCAGGACCTTCTCTTTAGAGTAAAGCATGACATCTGACCTTGTCTTGGGTCTGGATGTCTCTACTTCTTGCGTTGGAATTTGTGTAATGGACCAAGCAGGGAGCGTTGTTTGTCTCGACAATGTTGATCTTTCTAAGATCAAGTCTTTCAATGAAAAGTGTGACGCTGTTCAGAAAAGTCTCTCTCGGTTTTCTGGAAAGATAAAGCAGTTCTACATTGAAGAGTGCGCGAAGGCATTTAGACCTGGCCTCTCTTCGGCTAACACGTTAACGACTCTCTCGAGGTTCAACGGAGCAGTTTCTTGCATCTGCCACATTCTTTTTGGCGGCGACGAGAACTTAGTCAATCCTATTGTCGCAAGAAGGTCAGCCGGAATCTTAATCAACTACAAGGATAAGTCCACTACCACCAAGGATAAGATCTATGAAGCTGTATCTTCTAGAGTTGAATTTGACTGGCCTAGGACAAAGACAGGAAAGGTCAAACCTCAGTGCTATGACATGGCTGATGCATACGTTGTTGCTTCTTTTGGCTTGAAAAACCAGTAAAGAAGATCCACAATTTATACTGTGGTTACACTAACTCAAAGAGTCGAAGCACTAAGAAAGGTCTTTCGGATAGCAAGAGTTTCCCGAGACGGATCCGACCTTGCTGTTCCATGCCCTGCGTGCAAAGAATCCAACAAGACGAAGCTCTCTGTCAACATTGAGACGCTGCAGTTTCACTGCTGGGTCTGTGGAGTCAAGGGTTCAAAAATCACCAGGCTTGTCAGAGAGCACATCGGAGAAGATGAAGCTAGCTGGCTTTCTCACGCTCTCGGAGAAGAGAACGACAAGTTCATCCAGATTGAAGAAGAGCAGGAAATTCTTCCCGACCTTCCTGAGAAGTCTACTCCGATAGTCATCTGTGACTCAAGAGATCCAAACTTTAGAGCTGTCAAAAGGTACTGCGAACGCAGAGGACTAACAGAGAAAGATCTTTGGAAGTACAGGATCTGCTGGTCGCCAGAAGACAAGTTCCAAAGAAGGGTCATCTTCGCCTCGGTGGACCTTGTAGGAGATCTAAATTACTGGGTATCTAGATCGATAGATCCTGACACAAAGGTGCGGTACATTAACTGCCCAGTCCCAAAAGACAAGATCATCTTTAATGAGATTGATGTTGACTTTTCGAAACCTGTTTGCATCTTTGAAGGCCCGTTTGATCTAATAAAGACAAAAGTAAACGGAACATGTTTGCTTGGATCTTCTGTCTCTCGTACTTCTCGGCTTCTTTCGAGGCTTGTTGCATCTGAATCTGATGTTGTTCTTTGCCTCGACAGAGACGTTCAAGATAAGGAGAGTAGAATAGCTGATAGACTCTCTGAGTGGGGGCTCTCAGTTAAGATTGCTAAGCCTCCTGCAAAATATAAGGACTTTGGAGAGACTCCTCGGGAGGAAGCTTTGAAATGCATCGATAAAGCAAAACCGTGGAGCTACAACGCAAGCTTCACACACAAACTGTCTAAGATTTCAAGTGGATCGCTTCTATGAAAATTGCACACATTGCAGACGTCCACATTCGTGGATTCCAGAGACATGAAGAGTACAGAAAGAGCTTCGAAGATCTTTTCGCGTCTCTGTCTATCGAGCAACCAGACGTAATCTTGGTTGTTGGTGACATCGTTCATTCCAAGACTCACAACATCACACCCGAACTGATAGAGATCACAACCTGGTTCTTTAAGAGCCTTGCTGATGTTGCACCAGTTCACATGGTTCTTGGAAATCACGACGGCCTCATTCACAACAAAGATAGGCAAGATGCGATCACACCCATCGTCACTGCTATCAACTCAGAAAAGATCAAGCTCTGGAAGAAGAGCGGAGAGATCTTTGCAGACTGTAGCGAGCGCATCTCCATTCACAGCTTTTCCTGCTTCGACGAAGAGTCTTGGAGCAGCATCGCCCCGAGAGACGGTCATACAAATATCGCTCTGTTCCACGGATCTGTCAATAAGTGCCTAAGTGATCAGAACGTAGAGATGACAGGCGTCTCGATGTCTATGTTCGAAGGCTTTGACTTTGGAATCTTTGGAGACATACACAAGAGGCAGTCTCTTGACGGCGAAGGTCGTTTTAAGTACTGTGGGTCTCTAATCCAGCAGAACTTCGGAGAAGAGACAGACAAGGGTTATCTTGTCTGGAACATAAAGGATCGAAGTGACTGGAGCTGCAACTTCGTCAAAGTTAAAAATGATCATCCATTTATCACTATAGACGCAAATACTACTCCTGAGGACATCGAGTCAATACCTCTGTCAGCCAAAGTAAGAATCATTGCGAAGGACAAGAACGATCCAGATGTCTTGTCAATTGTTCGGCATCTCAAGAAAGACAAGAAAATCTCTGATGTCATCGTCAGAGAGACCGAATCTCAGCTAAGAACGTTGCAGGACACAGTTCTGTCCACCGGAGATGTAAGCTACCTGGATTACTTCAGCGAGTACGTTGCTAAGAACGTGGACGATCCTGCGATGAGAGAGAAGATCGTCCAAGAATTTAGCAAGTATCTTGAGCAAACAGACTACTCTGAGTCGAGAAGCGTAGACCACTGGAGCTTAAAGTCTTTAAAGTTCAATAATCTCTTTAGCTACGGAGAGAGCAATTCTATAGACTTTGACAAGCTTAGTGGAATTACTGGAATCTTTGCAAAGAACCGCGCAGGAAAGTCTTCTATTGTTGGCTCTCTCTGCTACGCTCTCTTCAACGAGGTCGACAGATCTCTGCCCCGTTCTCACTTTATAATAAACTCAGATAGCGATTCCTGCGACGCTGAGGTTATCTTCTCTGCAAGGAGCAACGACTATCTGGTCAAGAGATCGACTACAAGAGTTAAGACAAAGAAGGGCGAGTCTTCAACGACAAACGTTTCTCTAGGAAGATTCACAGAGTCAGGATCTGTCATGATGGACGATGAACAGAGAAGAGAGACAGACAAGATCGTAAGAGGCATCATTGGATCTCCTTCTGATTTTTTTGAATCTGCAGTAGCTTCTCAAGGCCAGCTTCTAAATTTTCTTGATCACAAATCGACGAGTAGAAAGCAGATTCTTACAAAATTTCTAGGTCTTGATGCATATGAAAGGGTCTACGAACTAGCGCGCGCAGACTTATCTCCGATTAGACATCTACTAAAGGGTGATACAAAGATATCAGATCTTAGATCTGAGATAGATGAGACGCAGATCAGGATCTTGTCTTTGCTGCAAGAATCAAATGGAGCTGAATCTAGAGAAGCCGAGCTTCAAAAGCTGCTTAATCAGATTAGCGGAGAATCGCTCCAGAACGCTCTAAAAATTCAAAAATCAGAGATTTCCAAGAATCAGAGAGATGAGCTCCAAAAAGAGTATCAGTCTCTCTGTCAGTCTACTGAGTCTCTTCGTGAGCAGATAGCGGATTTTTCTTCAAAAATTGAAAAACTTGACAGCATTGCAGACAGCTCAGCAGCTAAAAGCGCTCAGCTTGAAATTGAGTCTTTCTCTCAAAGAGAAAACGATATCAAGCTGAGCGAGAGAGACTTAAATCACAGGCAGCAGATTCATGAAAGTCTTCTGTCTTCGTGCAGGATTCTCGATGAAGTTCCCTGCGGAGACCAGTTCTCTAGCTGTCAGTTTAAAAGAGATGCACTAGATGCCAGAGAGAAGTTTCAAGAGGCTGAGAGCACTTTGAGTGCACTGGTTAGCACCATTGAATCTGCAAGAAAAGAGATCGACTCATCAAAGATAGCAGCTCTTAAGGATGCTGTTGAAAAAGCTGCCAAAGCTGCTGATCTAAGAAAGAAAATCATTCTACAGCGGACACTTGCAGAGGAAAAGATCGACCAGAACACATCTCAGGGAGTCAAGCTCAGGAGCAAGATTTCTCTTCTAGAGAAAGACATCATACAGGGTAGCATTGACACGGCAGTTCTCGACAGCAAGAAAAACATAGACATCGAACTTGGCGGACTTACAGAAAGAAGAAATCAGATAGTTCGAGACATGAGCAAGGCCGAGGGCTCTGTCGAGAGAATGAAGATTGAGCTTGCAGATCTTGAGAAAGACTACAATCGAGCCAAGCTTTTGTCTTCTCTAATTGATAATACTTCTAAGCATGGAGTCCAGGCACAGATGGTCAAGGACTATCTTCCAAAGATAAATGGATACATCTCTGATCTTATTTCTCCATTTTTTGACTTCTCTGTTGAACTTTCTCTAGATCCTGCTACGGGAGACCTAGACATCTTCTTTACTGATGCAATATCTCGACGACAGATCGAATCTTGCTCTGGAATGGAAAAAATGATCTCTGCAATAGCAATTAGGGCAGCTCTTTCTAGAGTTTCAAGACTTCCGAAGCCTAGTATCTTTGTTATAGACGAGGGTTTCGGCGCGCTTGATGAAAATAACCTTGACATGTGCACTAGACTTCTTTCTTCTCTGAAGATGCACTTCAAAAATATCATCATTATATCTCACATAGACGAGATCAAAGACAGCGTGGACCACATGATAGAGATCACACACGAAAGAGGTAGATCAAATGTCAGAGCATAACTCAGAAGATGTGCCGCTTTTTTGCCCTGTTTGTGACTATGCAATGAACGTTGAAAAAGATTTGGACCATTTTGTCTTAAGTGGCGCATGTTTTGAGTGCACCATTGACTATTTCGAGAAAAATAGAGACATGTGGAAAGCAGGTTGGCGTCCAGACCTAAAAGCTTCTGCAAAACAGAATACTTATTGTTCATGAAAGCGTCCACTATTCAAACACTAGGCCAGCTCACAGACACTTCATTTGGTTATAGCTCAACCTCTGGGAATGCAAGCGAGTCAATAAAGGTGGCGCTTCAGGGCGAAACCATGACAGTTCGCTTTGCTACCATAGTTCACATGGTCTCAGATAGGCCAACCCAGGATCAGATGGGAAACTATGAAAATGAAGCAACTCAGAAGATTAAGTCGTATGTGACAAAGCTTAAGAAGGATTTTGAGAAAGCAGCAGGATATAAGCTCAAGACAAAGCAGATTAACTTTGACACGTCTATCGAGCTAATGACCATGTCCGCTTATTCTCCTCGGAAGATTGCATGCTATAGAGCATCGGCAGTCTTCTCAGTTGAAGAATGATCACATCTAAGCAAAAGCAGATTGCTGAAATTGTCCGTTGCGGCAAGGATCCTTCGTACTTTTTTAACACCTATGTAAAGATCCAGCATCCTACGAGAGGAACCATACCTTTCAAGACCTATTCGTTCCAGGATGACTGCGTCCAGGACTTTATAGATCACAGGTTTACTATTGTTGTCAAGGGTAGGCAGCTTGGACTATCAACTCTAGTCGCAGCATACTCAGTCTGGATGGCGCTCTTTCACAAGGACAAGAACATCCTGATCATTGCAACAAAGCTAGGAGTTGCACAGAACTTTATCAAGAAGTCCAAGACCATCATTGTCAACCTCCCTGAGTGGATGGTCCTCTCTCCAATAGTGACGAACAACCGTCAGCTTCTAGAGCTAGGAAATGGTTCTTCAATTAAGGCCATTCCAACTTCAGACGATGCAGGTCGTTCTGAAGCACTGTCGCTTCTGATCGTTGACGAGGCAGCTTTCGTTAGAGACTTTGACACTCTGTGGACAGGTCTGTATCCTACACTGTCAACTGGTGGCCGAGCAATTATTCTTTCGACTCCGAACGGCGTTGGCGGACAGTACTACAAGCTTTTCACAGACGCTGAAGCGGGACTAAATGAGTTTAAGCCTATTCGACTGAACTGGGATGTCCACCCTGAGAGAGACCAGGTGTGGTTCGAGAAGGAAACGAGAAATCTAACTCAAAGAGAGATCGCACAGGAGTACCTCTGTGACTTTGCCGCCTCGGGAGAGACCTTTCTAGGAGATCAAGACATTGAGTGGCTTAGGAATCTTGTTCGCCCTCCTGTTGAAAAGCAGGGATTCGATAGAAATGTCTGGGTGTGGGAATATCCAAAGCCAGGTCACAACTATGTTATCAGCGCTGATGTCTCAAGAGGTGATGGAAAGGATTACTCTACGTTTCACATCTGTGATAGCACATCGGGAGAGGTTGTAGCAGAGTACAAAGGGAAAATCTCTCCTGACAAATTTGGCGACATGCTTGTTGAGTTTGGAACAAAGTATAACGAAGCACAATTGTGCCCAGAGAACAACAGCTTCGGATACTCAACAATGGTAAGAATTAAAGATCTCAATTACAAGAAGGTCTACAGCACGAAAGGGCGTGGAGCCTTTCTTGGTGGCTATGTTCCGGATCTTGAAGCCGATTCAATGGGTTTTAACACGAACTCCAAGACTCGACCTCTAATACTGAACAAGCTCGAAGAGACACTCAGGAACAAGAGATTAAAGATCTACTCTTCAAGATTCTACGAAGAACTAAAGACCTTTGTGTGGAATGATAACAAAGTTCAAGCCATGAAAGGTGAAAACGACGACCTTGTAATGTCTCTTGCAATTGGTTGCTGGCTATTTGATTCAGATTCTGACAATACTGATCAACGTGCGCTTGCCGCTGCCATGATCGGAGCAATGTCAAAGAAGTCCGCCACATTTGACGGAGCTTCAACTCAGGTCATCGGCAACGACCACCAAAAGAAAGTTGCAAATAAGCGAGATCTTGTTTCTAATCACGGACAGAACGGTACATTTAATCGTGAGTACCTTTGGGTCCTCAGAGGCTAAAAAATGGCAAATCAAGATGAAAATCTCTTTGGCAGACTTACGAAGCTATTTCGTAGCGGTCCCGTAATAAAGAGAAGAGTTAAAGAATACGTTCCATCTCAGAAAAACTTATCTGCTTTCGAGACCTTTAGAAAGACTCAAAGTCAGGTGTACTCCACAGCTATGAGTGCTTATGGCACTTACGATAGGCTGGCAAGATATTCTGACTTTCAAGAGATGGAATACACACCTGAGATCGCTTCAGCGCTCGACATCTACGCTGAGGAGACAGTATCTCCGGACGACAAAGGAAACTGTGTTCACATCTACTCAGACAATCCCGTTATTAGAAAACTCCTGCAGGAGCTGTTCTATGACACCTTGAATGTTAACTTCAACTTAACTTCATGGGTCAGAAACATGTGCAAATACGGAGATTTCTTTCTGTTTAACGATGTCTCTCCTGAGCAGGGCGTCATCAACGTCTACCCGATGCCTGTGAACGAAGTTGAAAGAGAGGAAGGATTTGACAAAGACGACCCGCTTGCTGTTAGATACAGATGGACAACTCAGGGAAACCAGGTCCTTGAGAACTGGCAGGTTTCACACTTTAGAATTCTTGGAAATGATGCATTTCTTCCATACGGATCTTCAGTTCTTGAAGCTGCAAGAAGAGTATGGCGTCAGCTAATTCTTGTTGAAGATGCGATGCTGGTGTACAGAATCGTTAGAGCACCAGATAGACGTGTCTTCTACATTGACGTAGGTAATGTACCTCCTGATGAGATTGCAAACTACATGGAGCAAGCTCAGTCACAGCTCAAGAAGAACCAGGTCGTAGATAGGACAACAGGAAGAGTCGATCTTAGATACAACCCGCTTTCTGTTGACGAAGACTACTTTATCCCCATCAGGGGCGCGCAGACAGGAACAAAGATTGACAACCTAACAGGCGGTCAGAATGCTGCTGCGATTGAAGATGTTACCTACATTCAGAAAAAGCTGTTCGCTGCTCTCAAGATTCCTAAAGCATTCCTCGGATACGACGAAGGACTCGGAGCAAAGGCGACACTGTCACAAGAAGATATACGCTTTTCAAGAACGATCGCAAGGGTACAGAGAACAGTCATCTCTGAACTGAACAAGGTCGCCATCATCCATTTGCACTGCAACGGGTTTGAAGGAGAGGATCTTCTTGACTTCGATCTTAAGCTTACAAATCCTTCTTCCATTGCACAGCAGCAGAAGCTTGAATTATTCACAACTAGATTTACAATAGCAAGCTCAGCTCTTCAGGTTCCCGGATTCGTAGACAGAAGATGGGTTAGAAAAAATATCTTTGCAATGCAAGACGAAGAGATCGAGGCTATTGAGAAGGGTCTCATTAGAGACAAGCTAACAGATCTAAAAGTTGAATCTGTTAAGCTTCCTGAGGGTGATTCTTCAGATCTATCTGGTGCTCCCGCTTCTGCAGGTGCAGAAGGTGGATCGCTTTCTGAGAAAGATCGAAACAAGAAAGACTCAATCGATGACGAGATAGACCTTTCAGGTCTTTCAATAAACGATGAATACGCACCCATCAGAGCGCAGAACATAGTTGACAGATTTGCTCCCAAGGTCATCACTGAGAAGACAGAGATGGGACCTGATTTTGCGAAGAGAGAGCTCCGTAATAAGAAGCGCAGAAGAATTGATACAGGAATGTCTGACCATGGTCGAATGACTTCTCACGATAGAAAGAACCAGTCAGACAGTATTACTCATCCTTTTGGTTCAAAGAAAGACATCATTAATCCTATGAAAGACGCTCACAAGGATCTTATGAAGTTTGAAACAGAGGATCACTCAGAGACCAGCATGGTTGAGATAGATAGCATTGTCAGATCTTTGCGCTCTAGTTTTAACAAATCTCCAAGCACAAAAAGCGAGGAGGAGACCTAATGAACAGCTTTGCACATAACAAAAAGAGAAACATTGGAATCGTCTACGAGCTCCTTCTGAGGGCAGTCTCTGCTGCGCTCGTTGAAGGTGACAAGAAGAGAGCAGAGAAAGCTCTTTCAATACTTGAGACCCACTTCAAGAGAGACTCTGAGATCTTCAAAGAGTTTAGAGTCTTCAAGGCTGTAACACAGTCTTCCTTGAAGGATGTTTCTCACGCTTCTTCGATCATCTCAGAATCAAGAGCAGCCATTCGTAGAATAGATCACAAGAAATCAGAAAGAGAGAAGTCTCTTCTCATAAGAGACATAAATCACAATCTTTCAGATCCTGACTTCTACAACAGAAGGATACCAAACTACAGGGCGCTCGCTCTGGTTCAGACTGTCATGGCTGAGTGGAAACAGGTAGACGGATCTGATCTTTCTAGAATGATCTCTCTAGAGTCGCAGGTTATTGACTATCTTACAGAGTCAAAATCTCAGATGAAAGACGTTGAAGTCAAAGCAGGAGACAACGTAGACTCGCTAGTCGTCAAGATAATGAACGAGAAGTTCAATAGAAGGTGGGGAGACAGGCTATCTCCGGCTCAAAGAGAGCTACTCAATAGCTACATCACAATGACTGATGGAAGTCGAGAGAGCTTTGTTAGAAACGCACGAGCAATCAAAGAGGCAGCCATTAAATCAATAGATCTTGCGTGCCAGAAGACAGACAATGTAATACTGAAGGAAGGCTCAAGTAGAGTTAGAAATCAAATTGAGTCTCTAAACGTAGAAGAGGTCAATGACGACCTTGCTATGCGACTTTTGACATTGACTTCACTCGTGCAGGAGGTTTCTTCGATATGAGCACAGAACAAGTTCTTTTAACTGAGTGGTTCCCACTCAGCATTAACCCAGGAATGATCAAGGAGCAAAGCAACAGAGAGGGCGGAAAGGTTACTCTCAGAGGCGTCCTCCAGCGTGCCGAAACGATCAATCAGAACGGCCGAATCTATCCTCTTCCAATTCTCTCAAGAGAGATCATCAACTACCAGAAGTTCATTCGTGAGAATCGTGCGCTTGGTGAGTGCGATCATCCTGATACAGCAGTTGTTGAGCTTAAGAACGTATCTCACATTGTTCGTGATGCCCGGATGGAAGGAGACGTTTGTGTCGGTACGGTCGAACTTCTTAATACTCCGAGCGGAAAGATACTGCAGTCTCTAATTGAGAGCGGAGTCACACTTGGAATCTCTTCTAGAGGCGTTGGTTCAACACGTAAGCAAGGTGACGCTTTGATCGTGCAGGAAGATTTTCAGCTTATCTGCTTCGACATAGTCTCAGAACCTTCGACTCCTGGAGCTTTCATGATGAATGAGGGAAGAGTCGTCAAGCCCGCAGACATAAACAGAGCATTTGATTCTTCTGACCGTATCAATAGGCTCTTCAACGATATTATCTCTTGGAGGTAATATGCGGCTTTCAAAAGAAGATCTAAAGACTCTGATCAAGGAATGCCTTGTCGAGATATTGACTGAGCAGCCTGTCAACGAGTCCAAGTCTCGTCAGACAGTCTCTCAGCCGCAGGCTAGACAGCAGGCGTTTGTAGATCCCGGACTTCAGCGCCGACGAGCACACCTAGAGTCCATCCAGGTCGGACAGAAGGCTCAACCTGCCGCGCCAGCTCGCGCCAGAGTCACTCAAAACGAGATCAAGAATATAACTAGCGACCCGATTCTTCAGAGCATCTTCGCTGATACAGCAATGAGATTGACAGAGGCTCCTGAGCCGACAAACAACGGTAGGGTCACACATGAGCAAGCAATAATGACTGCAGGAGATACTGCATCTAAGGCCATGCTCAATGCAGATCCCCTAGATATCTTTGATAGCGCATCAAAATGGGCTGATCTAGCATTTTCTGAGCCTATTCGTAGAGTTTAACTGTAGCATTATATTTAAGAAAAGGAGTCTAAATAACATGGCAAAGAAACTTACACCTGAGTTGCTTCGTAGGATCGTTCTTGAGGAGAAAGCCAAGATCGAGGCCAAGCACGGTCTTGCTTCTAAGGAGTCCAAGAAGGCAATGAGAGAGATGGACCTCGCAGCAGAAGAAGTCGACGAGGACTTCGCTGGTCCACAGCCTACGAAGGGCATGAAGCCCGCCACCGGCGACGGCTACGGGAATGTAACTGGGTACGAGAAGATGTCAGAGAAGAAGAAGCTCGACGAGAGCGAGCAGCTGCTTCTCCGCCGCCTGCGCATCATTCGTGAGCGCAAGGCTTCTCTAAACCGTAGATAATATAAAAAGGAGTAAAAATGGCTGCAATCACACATAGAGTCGCTACTGTAAAGCCCTGGGGAGGCCCAAGGTTTGGCGGCCTTGGTGCGAGAAATGACTCCAATCTGCAAGCCATTTTCTCTAGCTCTCCGTTGTTCAACGAGTACAACGAAGAGACCGTTTTGAACGCCGGGACCGCAGCCTTCAACGGCGCAGGAGGTCCCGGCGATTCAATACCAAACATCGGAGTCACGGCTGGCGTTGTTGTTGATGACGGAACTTTTGGTTCTGTCAATCTTAACTTTGTTGATTCTCCAAATCCCGCTGATGTCCTCACCGGCGGCGGCGGATTGCCTGCATCTTCCTACGTTCCAAATTTGAATTCTGCAAAAGTTGGCAGCATATCTCCTGCAGATCAAGATCCTTACATTGGAGCGCTTCCTGTTGCGAACAACGAATATGGAAGAGGACCTGGTACCGGACTTACGCCTGATGCGTCAGCAAGAGCCATATCTTCTCAAAAGATAGGAAGCCTCATTAAAGGCACTTCTTCGTAATGATTGACAGAAGATCGTTCGGTGCAGCTCACGATAGACGCACCGATGCGGGATACGGCAGGACTTCTCTACGCAATGACAATCCTCGTCCTTACGACAATATGTTTCCCTATACGACGCCTCCGAGGTTTGTCGAGGATGATGATGAGCAGGAAGACTATGATGTCGCTTCTCACATCCAGGCGAAGATAGACGGACCTGCCAGATCTCACCATATGCTCCG